CAAAGGGTCCGGTTCCTACTCTGATCGCGGAAATCCGCGAATCGGGATAGGGCCGACTCTGCAGTTCGGCACATGAAGAATCGCAACATTGACTGTTGGATAAACATGTGTTCTCCGGGTTCTGCGGCAATAAGCCGCGGTCCAGAGAAAGTCTTTGGGACCAGGCAGACGGTGCTACGAGGTTCTGCATTGCAGAACTCCGTGTCACCAGATGCCCAACTAGCCCAGCTGCTATGGCTATGGAAGCCATGGTCAGCAATGGGAAAGCGCTTCTCAAGTCTGTTTGACCAACTCGTCCACTCATATTTTGAGCGGAGGAGGAAGTCGGGACGTGAGATTGCCCCTGGTCCGTGTTTACATTTCCAGGTATCTGGGTCATAGTGACCTAACTCCTTGGAAATCCAGGCCGCTGCTCGAGCGAATCCTGGAGGGACGTCAGTAGACGGCGGTGCGCAATGTGCGACCTCCGTTGTCTCCCAGAACCTAGAAGGTTTTGGTAGACCTGAGTTGCAATCGAGAAAGTCATTTACGACCTTCACTTTCGCAGCTTGTGGACACTCGATGTCGTATTTCTTTCCCACCAACAGAAGTTGGCGGATGAAGAACACGGCTTCGATATCCACATCGTCCCGTAAACACCCATCTGATGAGAATACGCGTAAGTACAGTCCACCTAAAAATTTAGGTGTTTTGCACCCACCTCCACGCCCCCCTGATAGGGGAAGCGAGGGATGGAAGTACGCGCCGTTAGCTAGGCACCGATCAAAGTGCTTTGCTAATTTTGGTAAGTCAACTAGTATAGTTGACAAACCTCGGCATCTCATCGAATGCGTGAAGCGCTCTTTGTCTTTCGACAATTCGCGCCTCAGTGTCGGGAAAGCATCAATAGCATCCGCTATTAATGCTTCCCAAATCAGGCTCAGGCCCTCGTAGCTTTTCAACATTGGCATTTTCCTTGTAGGAGAGTGCGGATGTTCTACGACGTAGGGAAACACAGAGATCATCTTTAACCGACTAGGTTAAAGATCACCGCAACGACCATTATCGACGACTGGCTAGTTTTGCCAGCCGGCGATATCGTTGAGAAATGAGTTTGACGTTGCAATAGCAAGGTCACACACCGCGTCAGCCAGAGTTACATCAGTATCTCCAGCAAGACGTTCGTCTACAAAGTAGAATTTCTCATAGAACTCACGAACAGTAGCAGTGGCGAGAGTTGTTTTCACAAACTCGACATTGTGCCGATCGTAAGATGGAACATTTGGCGTAGCTTTAGTTCGCGAATGGCGAATAAAGGCACGAAAAATGTGTGTTGCAGTCCGCAGGTAATACTCACTAGAGTATCCATCCTGGTTGATCTTGACCAATGTACGGGGAACCCCGTCATTGATCACAAGTGTGTTTCCTAACATGGGAAAATCCTGATCTAAAAACTTTAGTCGGACTTTCTTCCGAGAGATCGCAACAGCCTACGTATTGTAGGTGAAGCTTTCACTACAGAAAGTGCGCCGACTATTGACACTTGCCTACCCGTGAGGATAGGCCACCGCAACATAGGAACAGGTATTAAGGTAGTGACTATCCGTCGCTCCTTAACGGTTCGAGTACGCGTCATAGGTTTAACTTCTATGTTCGCGTATCGGGCAGCCATGGGAAGGTACGTTGCTTTCCTCTTTATTTGAGAGGTCTGCATAATACATATCCCACTGTGCAGGAGGTCGAGAGAGTTCAGGTTTGCTGAGATAATAGTCCCAGCATCTGTGAACCAATCGACTAACCATGACCAGGGAAGCAGCTCATAAGCAGCTTCTACAGCACCCATAGCAGTCAGTCCTAGGATTTCGGATTTCGCCCGCGCAAGAAGCGCTGGCGGATCCATTTTCCGATAGATTGACCACTTTGGGGCGTACCATTGGCAAGTACCCCATACCTTATAGGTATAGACGTCTTCCCAATAGCCATTCAAGAAGAATGCGCCAGATTCGAAAACCTGGTTAGTACTCTTCAGTGTCATGGAACCGGTCCCGAGCTTAGTCCTGGTCCTCTGTTTCTGACCGCTGTGGAGACGATTGAGATCAAGAAATCGTTTATCGACTTTTTCTTGAAGACCAATCATCCCCTTCACGTCAGACAGGAAAGGAGCGATTCCCCACCTATAGGTGAGGAGTCCGGCAGCTTGAATTTCACCCATATTAGCTATGGCTGAAGAGATCTTGCTACCACCTAGGTGAACTTGCCTTAGCAGGCGAGCCCACCCACGCATCATGTCCGGAATGTCCTTAAGCTCACCCAAAAATTGGGGGAGATTAACTTCAGGCCGGCCAGGATTGGTCCTCTTTAGGATCTGCCACGCATACTTCTGTTGAAGTGAAAGCGTGAGAGAATTCCCAAGGGGGCCAGTCGACGGATCTGGAACGTTCTGTATGGCTGCGTCGATATGCCAATCGTAAATATTACGATCAGCGGCTGTCAGCAAACCATTCAGTCTGTATCCATTGGCGATTCCGCCCGCCCTTGTCGTAGTGGAAGTTGTAAAGGCATTGTAGCCTGAACGATTCCCAACTACGTCATCGGTACGGATTTCAGCGCCATCACGGATCACGGGCGATTGAACTACAGTTGTACTCGGAAGAGTAACGTAGCTCCCTCCCACAGCGGGAGGGATAATCGAACGTGAACGTGCACCCATGATGCATATCCTTTTCAGAAAGTTGCAGTAGGCGCGCAATACAGTCGCGAGCAAAGAGCCCGGCGAAC